TACATCCCTACCTGCAAAATCAGGTCTTACTACTATATCATACACTACTCCTATGTTTACAATAAACGCATCTCTTATGCTTAAACTATCAGTTATGGGCATATACTGAGACATGTATGTCTTTAAATTTCTTTTTAAAGAACTTGGAGTAGATATAAACTTCTTATCTGTATTATAAGCTAGCACATATAAACTTACTGCTAGAGGATTATTAGAGGTAAGAGAGTTTCTATCTAAATTACTGTTGGTTAAACTATCTTGAGTGGCGTATGCTTTAGCTATACTCCCAAATTTAGAAGGAAGTGATAGCGCTCTTACTGTATAGTCCTGTAAAGTTACAACTCTATTCTGCTCATTAAAAGATCTAAGTGAGTTTTCTCTTAATTCTTCAACTGAATCTCCATCTCTTCCTCCTGAGGCGGGTCTAGGGTTAGTAAATGAGATATACTCAATATCAGCTCCGTTACTTATGTTTACATTATATTTTTCTGTAACGGTGAAGGCAGGTACATTAGAAGAAACTCCTCCTCCTTTAATATACTTTACATTTAGACTTCCTAGTGGTGCAACTCCATAACTGTTACTAAATAAGAAATTAGATGGATCGTATGCTGTATCTAATTTACTTGCTCCTTGGCCTGTGCCTAGGGCAACTAAGCTAGGATCTGGTAAGAATGTTTCATCAGTTCCTCCAGTAATACCGGAACCAAATTGTAAATCTAAATCTCCTGTATGTCTAAATCTTGTTACAAATCTACGTGGAGCTTTTTTTAACTGTAGTATATAAGGTACTTGTTCAGTTTCACTTACTGTGTTTGCTTCTTCGTCAAATATGGTATCCTGTCCTAAAAACGGAACTTCTGTCCATTTCTCACCATTAGAACCTGTAACTTCTAATACTCCCACAATATTACTATCGGATAATGTTAAAGTTTTAAATTTTTCAAACGTGTCTACATTAAAAGTAGTAGATACTATTTCTCCCGAAAATGCTTTTACTTTTTTACGTAAGGTATAAGTTACAGGGTTCCCGTTACCGTCTAAGGGAGAGTTTATTAATACTTCTGTAGGGTCATAAGAACTACTAAAAGAAAAATCAATAGGTTTATCAATTATAAATTTAGTTCTAGTTCTATCTGTGGATCTAATTATACTGTTTGCTTCTATAAGTGCTGCTTGAGACCAGTCAGGTAGAGCTAAAGAACCAGAGGCGTCTACAACTTGTGTGACTTCAAGTTCAACTTCCGATACTCCAGTTACTTTAGGTTTATACCCCATCATATACGCTAGGTTAAATAAGTTTTTAGGGTCCTTAGCGTAAGTTAAATAGGTTTCTTGTAATTGAGTGTCTTGGTAGAAAGATAAGATATCTCCTACATACGCAGCCATTTCAATAAACATCATACCTGGTGATGACGGAGAGAAGTCATTATAGGTATCAGGAAAATAGTTCTTTGCGTGATTTACTAACTGATCTTTTAAGTCAGTAAAATCTTTATTAATATATGTTAAATCTCTTTCCTCAGCCATTACTGTTCGAAATTAATAATTAGTTCATCCTCAATATTAGTATCAATAATACTATATCTCATTTGTAGCACAACCATGTTCCGGTCTGGATCAGCTAGAACATTAATGTCAGTAGGTCTGACTCTAGGAAAGAATAAGTCGATATCTCTAGCTATAATTCCCTCTAGGGTATCTATCTTTTCTTCTGTTAAATTATCAAATAGAAGTTTCTTAATATCAGAACCAAAATCTGGGTTAAGATATCTTTCTCCTTTATTTGTTAGGAAGTAGTTTATTAAATTAGCTTTTAAAGCATCTTTAGTCTCATATGTAGAGTTAAATACCGCACCTGCGGAAAATGGTAAGTCTACACCTACAGCTACGCTGGGTTTAAGGTCTAAAGGATTAATTTTCTTAGCTTCAAAAGCCATATTTTATAAATTTACTTTACCTTTTTGATTTGATAGGTCATATACTGCTTTTGCTTTCTTAACAAAATCTAATTGACTAATATCTATTCCCGGTTGATTTCCTGTCATACCCATAGTAGAAGCCATAGAGCTTGCAAAGTTAGGTTTCTTTACCATATCGGAAGAGCCTGCAAATACATTTTGATAGTCGTCTCCTGACATACTAGCTTGTGTTTGAGCTAGCATTTCTTGGATATTACTCTTATCTGAGAATTTTATATTAGTAGCCTTTGGTGGAGTTTTAAGTCCCATTAATTCAGCTAACTCTTCCTTGTTTGGTTTCTTAGCTGATGACCAATCAGATGTTCCTGCAGCTGGTGCAGGTTGCATTGTTGGTGAGCTAGCTACTCTTACCGCTTCATTCATTACTTCTTGTAACTCTTCCTTAACGGCAGCTCTCACTTCTTCTCTTATAATTTTTCTAAGTTGATCGAGTTTCATATATATAAATAGTTAGTTTATGGAAGTTGTTTTATTATTATTAATTTCTTATTATGTTTGGGTGATTTACTCTTCTCATCTTTCCTCTAAATAAATCATTAATAGTATCTCGGGTTAGAAAAGGTTTAACTTTTTCCCAAACTTTTTTATCTTTTTCTTCTAGTTTATTAGCTACATAAATACCTTTCTTCTTTCCTTTTTTCTTATCTTTAGACCATTTCTTAGGAACAGTAATAGGCATATTCTTCTCAGCTTCTTTTTGAGCAGCTTCAATACCGCTTAGGTTCTTATCAATTTGTGACCCTATACCTTTTAATAGATTGTCTACATCTTTTAGGTCAAACTCTATGTCTACCTCCGGTAGTTTAAATGTCTCCTGCAGGTTAGAGGTGGGTGCAGAGTAAAGCTGTTCTAATCTAAATTTTAGTTCATCTAATAGCACTTTAGTATCTCCAGCAAATGATAAAGGACCTTTTAATACTACGATTCCCCTAAAATCTTTTGCTATAGCTCTTCTTCTAGGTACTCCAAATCCTTCTTGATTTTCCTGAATAACTAATAGTGTGTATGTGTTACCGTTAGAAGAAGCTGTATACTGCTCTCCTTCTCTGTCTATAGTATCACTTCCTCCGTTTACATTAGCACCTGAAGCGTTTAGTAATTCATTTATATCATCTTCTGATAGGTTTGGGTTTTCAGCACATCGGGCACATAATGATTCAATTACCTGCAGTCTTAGTTTAACAGGATTAAATATACCTTTAACTTGTCCTACTTGCTTGTTTATAGAGATAACATCATCACCTAAAGCGTTTACCATATTCCTTGTAAATACTAATAGGTTAGATTGAGTTTGAATAATTCCTAATGGTACACCAACTCCTGGTGGAACAGCTGATGGGATAGGCATATGAGATAGTATTTCTACTATTACAGTACCTGCTATAATTGCTGGTTCTAGAGTTGCTGGTATCTTTTCTACCTTTTCGACTTGCTTGTCATATTTGTTCATAACATCTTTAAGGGTAGTAACTTTTTTAGTAATAGCTTTTAATGTCGGAGGGGGAGGACATTGATTAAGTAGTTGCTGTATAAGTTTGTTTATTTCAGCATTTACATAGCTAATAATAAAAGCCTGTATTTTACCTAGTATTAGAGATACAAATAAGGGTAAGTTACTTTTAAAGTCTTTGAGTAGGGCGTGCGGCATTATTCAGTAAATACTTTTTTAGATTTTAATAATGATGGCCCGTTCGGGTTGATTTGTCCGGCTAAAGACTGTGCTACTGCTTGAAGGGCGAATCCTTCTAAGTTAACTGTAGGTAGTGATTGTCCGCTAACGGTTGTAGCGGTACTCAAAACTCCTCCTAGTCTATCTATAGAGCTTAATAAACTAGCTAGAAAAACCTCTAACTGGTCTCCTAATATGATTGGTTGCTGTTCAAATTTTCTGGCTTGAGCGCCTAGGTATATTTTCTTAGCATCTAATCCTATATAATCTACTCCATCTATTCCTACAACTCTAGAGGTTATTCCTAAATTTTCTGCTGCATTAAGATGTATGTCTTCTTCTTTTGCATTAAAATATAACCTACCTCCGTTGACTATAACTTGATTACCTTTA